TTCTCCATTTGTTTAAGTTAACTATATAATACCATATAATGGGATATTGTCAAATGGGATTTTTCCCGGCGGCCGGGGATATGTGTATATATACCGCAACCAGTAATTATATTTATAGGCGTGTCCCGACTTAATACACGTGTCCCGACTTAATGTTTCATAATTGCAATTGATCGCTTGTTTATTTGTGACCCGCTGCAAAGTTTGCACAATTCGCAAACAGTTTTTTGTCCCGCTTCTTTGGACGCTGGGCAAAGAATCTCTTTACCTTTAACGGGCTGTTGTTTTACATCCATGACTCTAAATGTACGCTCGCCACGTGACCAGGCAAGGCGTGCCTCATCCTCAGAATCTACGCTAGTCATTGTTATATCTGTGTAAGAATCTTTTATGTTATTTTGATGACTGTAACCAGTATGACCCGTGGCATTGGTTAGCAATAGATCCCAAACTTGACGAGGCACGGCGGCAGGGTCGCCGTAAGTACCTAGACGAACAGGACGATTAGATCCTATGTCGATGATATCTTGATCGCTTGCAATTGGATAATTGCCTTTATGAAAACTTTTGTAAACTATCAACGGGCCTTGATCAATTCTTACATAACAATTGCGATTTTCTGCAACAGATCTTTTGGGATCATTGGACGGCGTGCCTCGATGCGGACAATCGCCACAAATACCAAAGTCTTGACCGGTTTTATTTGCTACACGTGGATCTATATCTCGTGTTAAGATATAAGTTTGTAGCATATCGCCGGTTTTAGTATTGGGTGAATATTTATTGCCATTAATAGCAACCGCAATAATTGGGGTTTTGTTATCTAAAAGTGATAAACCGTTATATATAATTTTTCCAGGCATGTTTTTTTTCTCCATTCGTTACCATGTTATAGCATGGGATATTATGGAAGTCAAATAAGGTATATAGGACACATACATACACCTGGTTCTATTACCTGAACCATTACCATTTATACACATGTCCCGACACCCGACCCGATTTTACACGCCCGACCCGACTAATACGTGCGTCCCGACTCACTATGCCCCCTATTGGATTATACCAGATAGTTCCATAATGTAAACCCACCACATATAGTGTTAAAAACAAAATCCAGGGGCACAATATGTAGTAGGTTCTAGTTCGTAGAACCTAAACCGAACCCCGATGTAACAGCTGTTTCATTTTTGACTGAATTGTTTCACCAGAAAAATCAGAATCCCCCCTCTTGTAGGGGGGTGTGGTTTATTACGTGATCCCGACTATAAAATTATCTTTTATTATCTTGATATCTATAAAACTATATGGTAGAACAAGGTATAAACATGGAGAATAATATGGATACTATATTTAAAGAACTACGCTTTATGGGAAACGAAGACCTTATGTTTAATATTTTAGATATGCAGAAAAAACATATTCAAGATATGCCCTATGGCGATAAAAGAGATGTGCTGTGGCGTAAATTTCTATCTAACGTAGATTATGTTGAAATGAAGTTTGAAGCCGAATTGTACTCATTAATAGAAGATGAACTAGATGGAGGAGTTTCTAATGACTATAAAGATTATGCAAACAGAAAATACTTATAAGAAAATATGGGAGTCTTCAACAAGTGTTGAAGATTTTTTAAGCAAAATTGGTGAGCCATCAGACACTGTTGTAATTCTTGAAGAGAAAGGAATTATTGATGTCTATAACGACAGCAATGGGTATATTTATGTTGATTTAAACGAGGGAGAAGAATAATGAAGCAATTTATGGAGTACATACATCCCGATCTAAAGCTTAGAATGTCGCTATACAATTTCTATCTAAAAAAATTTGCTAACATCAAAAACAAACATGATGTAGCCCGATATTGTTCTAAGTACGATTTTGATAAAGTAATAACAGCAAGGAGGAAAAAAAATGGCTAATTTAGGCAGTGCAGAAATTAAAATAGAATTAACAGACAATAGGATAACTGTATATCATGGAGAATGTAATTCTATTTTAGAAACTTTCAAAGCTAAAGAAGGTGATTGGGATAAAATTTGGGAAACAATTAAAAGTTTAAAGGGAGAAGAATAATGACTAAAAAATTAACAGTTGAAGAATTAGAAGATAGATTATGTGATGTGGAGAGTAGATATTACAATGGTTACAGTCAAACTGAATATTGGTGGAGAGTGAGTGGTAATGTTGAGCCTAGAGATAGAAGATTGTGGACAAGATATATTAAATTATTAAATAAAAGAAAAATGGAGAAGAATAATGAAATTAGATAAATTAAAATTAACAATCGAAGAAGTGTTCGAGATTATCAATATAATTGAGCCTTACATTCAAATTGATATTAAAGAAAATAATGAAATAGATAAAGATTTATTAAGTGCATATAACAAATTAAATGAGGTTGAGTATGAACAAGCTAAACCTAATTACGATTATGAAATTCCAGAATTTGTAGGAATTGTAAAAGGAAAAAAATAATGGATAAAAAATTAGAAAAATTATTTGATGATTATGAAGGAAATTTATTAAATTACTTTTCTGGACTAACACCCGAACAATCAAAAGAGTTTAATAAAAAACAAAAAAAATGGAGGAAAAAATGACGAATTGGGAAATCTTTCAGCTCGTAATGGGGGTAACTGTTTTGGTTATCCTCTTATCAATTGGTAATTAATTTACCCGACCCATCAATCTCAATACCCGATTGATTCTTTGCCTTGTTCTGAAGCTTTTGGAGTTCCTCTAAGACCTCTTCTTTAGACAAGGCATCTACCCGACCATGTAACACCGCTTTCTTTTCTACTAACAAGCCGACAGCTTTCATGCGTAACTCTTCAGCTTTAATTGCCGGGCCCCAACTTCCATCTAACACAGCTGCATCCCGAATTGATTTAAGATCCCGAAGTGATCTATCTAAAGTAACATGATTACGATGTTGAGCTTCGTACCTCAGCTCCTCTATCCCGATTACAATACTTTTGTTTTTCATATTTCTATGAGCCTGAACACCGGGGTTGCTGTAACCCGCTTTTCTAGCAGCCTCAGTTTGTGACATGTCATGATAAACTACATTCTCAACAAACTTCTGTTGCTGTTGTGTTAAACTTACAGATAGGCCCGATGTATTTTCTTCCACATCTTCTATCTCGATTATTTCTATTTTTTCTTCCATCTGTTCCAGTCTCCTCCGGTAAGGTTTAGTAGGTGGTGGGGCGTTAGCCCACCCCTACCTATATATATTATATAGGCAAGCTGGACAAGCTGAACATTTCCTTATAATTCAATAACTTAAAGTACTAGCTCACCTAAAATAACCCAAATGAGCTACCTGGACAAGCACTTTTTATTATCTATATAAAACAATAGGTTACAAAGAGAGGTGCTAGCCCATAGCTCACCCACCCCCCTGAGCTAGTGGGCTAGTGGTCAAGCACTTTCATAATAAAATAAAGTACTTTACATATTATATTATACCATGTTATACATTGATTCGTAAAGAGAGGAGAGAAGGAATGACTGATTATAATATCCGATTAACAGTAAAAACAAGCATAGAAAAATATGTTACCGCTGACTCATTAGAGGAAGCAGAGGATTTATTGTGGAAAGATTTAATTGATATGGATCCGCAGCATGGTCATTACATTTTAATTAATGGTTCTAAAACATATGATTTTTTAAATAAAGAAGAAGTTAATGGAGGTGAAGATGGGGAAAAGAACAATGCCCGGTAAAACAAGAAAGAGTAAAGGTAAGAAAGTATCACATAGGCCCGTTAGAGCACAAAATGTATATTTCGATGAAGACACACGAACCTGGTACAAAAGACCAGAACTAAAACAAGGAGAGGCATAATGCCTAAAACATACATCCATGTGAATATGCATAAAATTAGAGCTAATAAAAAACATGGAACAAACGAACCTGTGCTTACCGTTAAGCAAGGTAGAAAAAATACTTACGGTCATAGTGTTGAGATATTAGGACCAAGTAAAGTAATTTATGGCGGCAATGACAAACCTTTACTTCCTTGTGGAGCAAGGGTAGTTATTGAAACCGAAGCAGAAACAATAATAAAAGGAGAAGCATAATGGTTAGAGTATTAGATTTAAAACCAGACCCCAATGATAGAGTATTTGCTGTACTCGTTACACTTAAAAAGGACGACGGAGAAATATATAAGAAATTATATGGTCCGTTCTTTGACGATGGTACGTCGGATAGTTTTGTAAAAGAAGAGGTTGAATGGCATCCTAAATTTGGTAAAGAGATAATAAGTCATGAAATATTATTAGTACATCCAACATATGAAGTAAAAACAACTATTCAAAGAGAGGGAAAATGATATAATGAAAATTATGAATGATGAACATAAACAAGAATGGCAAATACTTTCTTATGAAGGAACAGAGGAAGAAGCAATTGAAGCCTTCGCTGAGTCTTTAGGAAACTTAACAAGCCATGTGCAACAAGAATTAAAAAGAGGTGTTTTTGATGAAGAAAAAGTCGGCACTCTTATGAAGTTGCTTTCCGTCGTCGTGCGAGAGTACGATTTTATTACACATAAAAACACAACAATACACTAATGGTTTCCATAAATATAACGATTCAAGGGGTTTCACCTCTTATGTGCAATCGATTTACAGATGAGGCAGCACGAGCAGCAACGTCTGGAGTTAGTTCAAACAATCAAGGAGAACCATTAACAGAACACGAACAGTGTGAAAAGAAATTATACATGCATAAAAAAAAACCATGCATACCTCAACCCAATTTAACATCTTCAATAATGGAAGGCGGACGTTTTCATAAAATAAAAAATAGATCCGTAACCACGCAACAGAAATCTATGATACCAGCTTGTGTAAATATTATTGACACTATGATACCAATAAAAAGTAAAAAAGGATGGACTGTTGATAGTCGTCCCGTTCGAGTTCCCGCAACAGGAGGTCGCATACTTGCATTTAGGCCTATCTTTTTTGATTGGGAATTAGATTTTAATTTAGAGTTAGATACAGAAATAATATCATTACCATTACTTAGACAAATTGTTGACGACGCAGGAAAAAGAGTTGGATTGGGAGACTATCGTCCGGACAAGAAGGGTCCGTACGGCAAATATGTGGTAACAAAATGGCAAGTAAAAAGAAAAAAGGGTTCACAGAACCAAAAATAATAGAAATAGTACAACGCAAATTAGATAATAAGTTTGCTGTCTGGGCTAAATTAAGACTTAGAGATTTTGAATCTTGGGGTTGGTATAGCGGCAGATGGGTTTGTGTTGGTGTTGCAAAAACAAAGTCCCTAGCCCGTAAAAAAGCTCAGGAGTTTGATTGGGACACATTAGAAATTAAGTAGTTAGTACTTAATCATGGCTGGGTTAGGCGGTGCCCTGCAATGTACGGCATGGCCACGCATTGCGTAGCACAGCACAGCACTGCTTTGCTTTGCAAGGAGATTAAAATGAAAGAAGAACCAAGAATATTTGTATCTGTTAATATGGATTACATGCTCGTCACAATTGACGGAGTACCGTACAAGAAAAAATTGACAGATGACTTTCTTGTTTTTATTAACCAACAAGTAGCAGAATCAATGAGGGAGAGAAATCGTGTTAATGCTAAGAATAATATTTAATTTAGGTGTATTATTTGTTTTTGTATCTTTAGTTTCGTCGTTAGTGGGCTGCACAAGTGTAGATCCAACGCCCTGCGTCCCAATGCATATTGGAGTAGGTTATGATGACGATGGAATGTTAAGAACAATTCAAGTAGAAGAAATGGGTTGTCCCAGAATAGATACATATAAAGATTTTTAGGAGAAATAAATGAGAAAAAACGAATGGACAGAAGAGCGTATTGAAAAATTAAGGGAGTTAAGAGAGAAAGGTAGAACACCTCAACAAATTGCTTCTTTCTTTGGCGACGTTACAAGAAACGCTGTTATAGGAAAGATCCATAGGCTAGGATTATCAGGACCTGGAGTTGGGAAACCCAAGCCTGTAACCATGCCTACTTATTCCTTTATGAAAAAATAATCAATATCTATTGACGAACAGTGGCAATCATACTACATATGGGATTGCTCCCACGATTATGTATCCCAATATAATTGTGGTTCCTTCGTTACGAGGGCCGGTACATCCTTTTCATGATTAACAATAACCGGCCCTCACTTTTTACTTGATTATCCCACAAATATGTATATACATAGTAACCATTGGTAAATTACTAAGGAGAAACACATGCCAGACATTCAAAAATATAAGAGTATTGCTCTTAATCACGATTCATACGAAAAGCTTGCAGCCATAGCTGACAAAAACAATAGAGCTAAAGGTAGAGAGCTTGCAGGTATGATTGATAAAAGACATAAAGAAGTTATTCAATCCAAAAATTGGGACGAATGAGCGACGACAAGCAAGATAATGAGTTAGCTTGGAAAACAAGAATACATTACGACGACATGATTGATCGAGGTTTTACACCTGGTCAAACAACTATCATGACAATCATGATTTCAATTAGTCAATATATTGCAGAAAGAGGCATAGGATCCGGAATATCACTTATGACGGCGTGCCTTAACGCAATCATGTCTGGTGAAGAAATAGACATAACTAAAATAAAAGGATATCAAGATACCTTTGAAGAAGAATTAGATGTTCATTTTGAACCAGACGGTGATTGGTTAGACGACGATGAAGAATATGAAACGGACAACGTTATTCACATAGACTTTAATGACAAAGACTAATCCTCAATTACATAAGGGACCTCTGAATTAGCTAGACCACGACGACGACTAAAGAAAAGTAA